GAACGCCCAGTTTTACCTGAGTCTGAAGAGACCCCTTGGATTCCAGTCCCTCCATCTGATTGTGAACCAGGGTGCTCTTATCAAGATCCCGGCTTCTGCGAGACATTCGCTGATGACGAATATGAAGATCAAGAACGTCTTCAAAGTCAGGGCTTAACCGAAACTGTGTATGGTGCTTACAATTGGTTTTGTAGGAACGTGCCAGTATATGGAATGCCCGAAGATTTTCTAACAGAGAACGAACGTGAAGAGGTTCTCTACGCTATTAACCACAATCAAAAAGCTGAGTGGATTAGGCGTAAAGAGTGGCGTGTCAACATGCAGAAGTTCTATCTTGAGCACATGGCGCGAATGTGCCAAGCCTCCAATTCTTGGAAAGAGGCGCTCGAGATGAAGTTCAGCACACTTGTGGCATTGGCCGTGGAGAGTCCAATTTGGAAGCTTCGCGGTGTATTTGCTGTTGGGGTCCTCTTCATATCGGCCTACCGGAAATACCAGGAATTTAAGGCCAATCAAGGGTTTTCTATTGAAGCTACAGTTAGCGGCGATGAGAAGACTCGACAACAAAAGACCACTTTCGTGCATGAAGGCACAGTGAGTGGCGATGAAAAGACGCGGCAGCAGAAATCTACTTTTCGCCATGAGGCTACGGTTAGCGGCGATGATAAGACTAGAACTCAAAAGAGTACATTTTCTGCTCAATTCACCAGTTTGCCAAACAACATCATGGTTGAACGTGATGGTAAATTGGAGGCGCAAGCTTGTTCTGATATGGTAGCATATAATATCGCTTCCAGTAAAATCACTAACAATGCAGTCACTATTATGACATGTATCCCTAACAGCAATAAAACGCATACAATGCGGGCATTGTTCGTCTGTGGTCGTGTCTTAATGGCGCCTCTCCACGCTTTTCATGAACTCGATATAAACTCAACGGATGTCATTCTCTATAATATCCATGGTGTGGAATTTCGATTTAACACCAGTGAGTGTGACATAGACACAGATAATACCAAGGATCTCGTGTTCTTGAATCTTCCTCGGAGATATAATAACTTTGTGGATATTCGTAATCATTTCCATGATATGAAATCTATAAACAAGAATACACTGGTTGAGGCAATGTTGTGGGTCATTGACGGCGAGGAACGATCCCGTATGGCCACATATTGCAATAATATTGAGATCAACAAGATACTTGATTACGACGTCCATAGAACAACGGGCGACGTAGATCGAGTATATATTGCGCAGTCCTACAAATACAATGGGATTACGCGTGGCGGTTTTTGTGGTGCACCATTGCTTTGGTTAAATCCTAGCGTGCAAGGGGGACACATACTTGGAATCCATGTTGCTGGGGCGCATAATGTCGGTTTAGCTAATGTAATCACTCGTGATTATATCTATAGCCGTACATCGCGTTTCAACCCAGTAGTCATCCAGGTACCACCCTTGAGCACTGAAGTAAAACCGCTTACCGCGCAACGTGCAATAAATGAGGATTCGGGATTGAGTTATTACGGACAAGTCGCAGACAAAGAAGCTGTTCGCGGCCCCGATAAGACCACAATAATCAAATCCCCACTCTATGGGTGCTTTCCGCCAGTTACTATCCCGGCGATGTTGCGACCCACTGAGAACATCAATCCGATGAGAATTGGGATAAGGAAGCAAATTGCTCCTCTCACCTTGTTCAATCAGAACTTGGTAGATATAGCAACAAATCATCTTGCTAACTCAATCTTATCAAAGGCTTCTCGTTATAAAGGAATGGGTCTTCTTTCCGAAACTCACACCCTTAATGGAATCCCTGGTGATAAGTGGGTGTGTCCTATGGATATGCACACTTCTCCGGGATATCCATATGTTCTGTCCCGGCGACAACCAGGGAAATATGAATATATTCGGGGTGAGGTAGGAGAATATGAACTCACGGACCAATTGCGCGAGCAAGTCTCAGAGCGTCTAGCTATGGCAGAAGCCAATGAAGTGAAGTGGACTCTTTTTGTGGATCATTTAAAAGACGAGCGTCGCCCAACAGCAAAAGTGCTAATGGGGAAAACTCGAATTTTCAATATCGCACCATTTGATTTCAACTTCCTTATGCGGCAATACTGTCAGGCTTTTGTCGCTCATATCATGGACGACCAC